GCCAAAATCAAACACAGCTACAGCAGGATCACCTGATGCAGTGTCGTTGTAAATCATACAGCCTCTTGCAGTTACAGTAGCAGTACCGAAAGTTAAATCTGCAAAATCAGTAAACGCTGTTGTCCCTGAAGATGTTGGATTAACGTTGGTTAACGCTGCTCCACCCGCAGTGTAATTCGTTCCTGATGCCTCTTGGCTTGTGCTGTAAGCTGTAGTAGCCGCAGTCATGGTTGCAGAACTTGTGTATAACGCTAGTTTAAAAGTATTGCCACCTGAAGCAAGAAAGTTATGTTTTGCTTCCAATAGTTCTTTTTTAAAGCTAGTGCACATTGCTTGTGTTATCGCCATTATAGTCTCCTAATAATATTTGCTAGGTCTTTTTGACCTTGTTTTTCTAATTCATTACATATTGTACAAACGTGGTTTTTAACAGCCTCATTCATATAATAAGTAATAATATGTTTGCATGCTTCTTTAAAAGCATGTGCTTGTGCCCTAATGGGTGCAGGGGCCGTGTCGCTAATGGAAACTAATCTATTAGTAGCCATTTCTGCAACTTCTTCTACAGTGTGCCCTCTGTTATTCGTTGTAGTAACGCTAAGATTACCAACTTCTGTTTCTGAATCAAGTGAAAACATTAATACTCCTCTGGTTCTGGTGGTAAATCATTCCTATCTATCATACCTATAAATTGTTTTTCTTCTTTTATTATATCAGACCATTTGCATACATTCATTTTACCTTTGTCTACATAAGTAATAACAGGGTCTTCTAGCCTATGATATCCATATAATTTTTCTTTTGTAGGAATGTCTGTTTCAAGGAGATTAGATCTTGGTGCAATAGAAACTTCTATATTATTTTCCATGCATTTAGCCAACCAAAACTCACAACAAGCTTTACCCGATTCAGCAAAATGCATATTTGTTTTATAAGTAAAATCTACACCAAACATGGTTAAGTGACTTACTTGATTCCACAACGCGAAAGCTATGGCATAAGCAACTGTGTTATTAAAATAAGCACATCCTAAATCTCCTATTAAAGGCCCTAACGGGAACTCCTCAGCAGCAGGTACGCGTTTATCTAATTCACAGGTGTATATTGGGTATTTTATTTGTGGCAGATACTTCCGCATTATTTCAGTCATGTTTCCTGCATCTTCGGTATCCAGAAACCTCGACATTGGATCAAGAATAAAAGCTCTGTCTACTTCAGGTAAAACGCTAACCATGGCGTTTATAGCCCAAACTTCATCAAAAGCTAAGCTGTGTGTCCTGGACAAATGATAATCTAATTGACTTTGACCCATTGCTACAAGCGCAATGTTTTTACCTTTTAACTGTGGAAGTGGTTCTTCCAACATTAGGTGGTAGGAATACGAACTTGGTCGTACCTATACTGACTCTGTGTTCCTGCTCCCTCTGCAGTATTTTTTAATCTAGCCAGAGCGTCCTCGAACCTCTGATTGTATAAGCCTGTTTCTGCTGGATCCATTTTTAAAAATATAGATGCCTCGGTTAGACAAGCATAAAGTAAAGCTATAGGTGCATTAGTAGACAACCAAGTTGATCCACTGTCTCCAGCTGCGGTTAGAGATGCAGGTCTATAAAAATAATGTAGCTCAAATGTGTAATTGCTGTCAGGAGTAGGAGCGATAATAAAACTATCACTATCAAACTCTGCATAATATTTTGGCCTACCTGTAACAGAACCTGTTGTTGTAGGTTTGTAAGACCTCATAAAACTAACTTGTTTTAGATTTAAAAAATAATACGTATCGCTGTCTATAACAGATAAACTAAAAGGAGCCAAAAAATCTGTAGGCATTCCTAAATAAGGAGTGCCCGAAGTGGCTGTACCAGTTACATTCTTTTTAAAATTATCTAGCCAAACACCTTTTAATATTCTTTCTTCACCTTGTTCAATAATAGTATTTAAGGTGTTAACAAACGTAGTCTCAGAACTATCTACATAATTCTGTATTGTTGTTTTTAATTCGCTGTATGTAAATCCTGCCATCGTTAGGTATTTATTTGTCCACCCATACCTGAGTGGTTAGTACAGTAATAGTAAAGTGTTGGAGCACCTGATGCAACTTCTATCTGGGTGTACGCACCAGAGCTTCCTGGTGTTCCAGAAGTAGTTACTCCAGTCGTATATTCTGATCCTCCTGCATGCGTTCCATTTGCTGTTGTTGAAAATCTTAATGGATGAGTGCCATTAGTGCTATCAGATTGATCAAATCTATATATCTGGCCTTCTGTTAAACTTAAAGTCGGACTAACAGATCCGTCTATGTAGAATTTGTTACCTGTTCCATACGAGTTAGTTCCCGAAGCCACTGTCACTGTGTAGCTAGTAAACGAGGAAGCTCCTGTCACAGTTAATGATCCTAAACTTGTTGTTCCAGCCAATCCTGAGACTGTGCTTGAAGAATCTGGAACCTCTACTGTTGTTGAGTTTACAGTAGCTGTTCCCGCAACACCTGTAATAGTAGGAACAAAAGCAGTGCCAGCTGTTGCCTTGTCTCCGCCTCCTGTAGTGTCACCTGTGGCAGCTGTTCCTGTAGAAGTAAAGTTATACTCATTAGCGTCTACCACTGTTATTGTATATCCATCTGAAGATTCAAGAACAATAGTAGAAACACCGTCCACCGTTTCTGTGTTTCTAAATCGTACTATATCTCCTGTGTTCCTGCCGTGTTTAAATTCTGTAACGGAGATTACTGTATTCGCACCAGAGTTTCCTGTTCTAAATGGGTTAAGAGGTAGCAAAGTTTGTTCTGGTCCTACCGTACATTCAACTCCTCCAGCTCTGGTTCCCGTTATAGCTGTACCAGATAATGCTGTAAACGTGTAGGTATTGTTGTAATAGTTAAGTACGTCAGTAGTGGGATTAGCTGTAACCGTAATTGAGTATCCATCAGGATCATTAATAGTGTCACTTGTAAATCCATCAAATGCATCTGCATTCCTAAACCTAACTGTATCGCCCGTGCTCCTGCCATGGTTATCTTCAAACACAGTTATTTCTGCGCTGCCTTGCACAGTTAAAAATGGATTATTAGTTAGAAGAACTTGAGATGCTGGCTCTGTCCTATCAGGTCTTGGGTTCAATAGTGCTTGGGGATCTGCTCCAACAGGGGGAGCTTCTAGTTGTGGTTGTTTAGGATCAAAACATTCTGGGCAAGTTTTAAATCCGTCCCATTGTTCTTGCAGCTGATGTAAGCGATACCTTTGCCCACAAGTATCACAAATTCCATAAGCTCGTTTACCTGATGCAAATGCCATATCATATTATAAGTCTAGGAGGTAAGAATTTAGAGCTTACCGAATCTATATCTTCGCTTGCTGCTCTGTCCCATTCTTCGTCATAAACTGATTTTAAAAGTTGTATCCTATCAGGGGCTCTTTTCATAGCTATGTAATAAGCAAGACCTGCTGTCATACAAGGTAAGAATCTAAACACGGCTTCCATATTATTAGTGTAGTCCCCTACGTCTTGCATTCTAGTCAAAGCGTAATATTTAATTACATCTGTAGAATTTTCTGGAGTCGGATACAAATATAGTTTTGGTGTTATGTGTCTTTCTAAAAAGAATTGAGTAGGCCTAGCTTGATCTGTTTTGTTAGGGGTGTAGAGGTAGTCAGACCTACTCAGTCTAGACATCTGGAAATCTGTGTTATCGCGAGATATAACTGCAGAAGTAATATCTACAATATCTGTTCCAAGACTTACTTCGTTTGTGCCTTGTGTAACAGTAAAACTGTGCTCAGCTATAAGCCATTGATTTAATCCTCTGTTAGCCCATTCCGCTATCATTAGATTAAGCGAACGACGAGCGGTCTCTAAATCGTAACCTGTACGAAGTTCAAGACCGCATCTTTCGTATGCTTCTTCTATTAATTCATCAACGCTAAGGTTGAATGAAGTAGTTCCTGAGGTAGCCATTACTAGCCACCATACTTTTTCTTAGGCTTCTTAACCGTACCACCGTACTCATAGCCCATAACTTCACCGCCGCCCATATAGCCTTTGGTTTTTTTGCCTTGAGCATAATCTTGAGTTTTCTTAAACATATCTAATCCTTAATTATAGTATGCAACAAAGAAGTCGCAGTTGGTTAAAGCTACATAAGCTCCTTCTGTAAAACGACAACCCATGCCTGGTATGTAGTGATCGAAAGATTCGTTCGCTGCAGATCCAAACTTGAATTGAGCTATTATTCTAGTGCCACTTGCGCTAGAACCATCATATATGATGATCTGTGCGTCAGAATCGCTAGATTGAGCTTGTACAGACTGTATCCTTAGTGAGCCTAAATTAGTAGCAGTTCCAGCTCCCGAAGCTCCAATAAAACCTTGAAGTCTTCCTGAGCTAGTTAAAGGAACGGATGCTTTTACATCTGAACTCATATTAGTCTCCTATTAAGCGTCAGCAAATGGTGTTACTAAAGTTCCTGAACCTAAGATAATACCTTCAACTGCATATTTTGCAGAAGCCATTGCAGTAACTTTTACGATACTACCAGCTAGTCCACCTTTAGTTGATCCATTCATAGTGATTACATCATTAGAAGCACCAGATATAAATGTTTTACCTGTAGCGTTAGTTACGCCAGTGTAAAGACCACCTACAAACTTATCTGTTCCATCCGTCAATATATCCATATCAGTAGCAGCTGTTTCTACAATAAAGTAAAAAGTTGCACCTATATTATTGGCTTGGTTTGGATCAGTAGAATCACTTGGAGTAGTTGCTACAATTGAAGGTAAAGTAAATTTACCATCCGCATCGTTAGTAGTTAATACTTTACCTGCGTGTGCAGCTACTGTAAGCGAAGTGTCAGCCGTTAAGCTAACAAACGATGTACTACCTGCTGATATAAATCCAGCCAATGATCTGACTGGTCCTGAAAATGTTGATTTAGCCATATTTTTCTCCTAACTAAATGTGTTACACCATCTTGGAGTAAGTCTGCCGAGTCAGTTGGTATAACAAATTATCTCGGTATGAGATTATCGTATCAGAAAAAAATAGAAATGTGTAGAAAAGATAAGGTTGCTGGGTTGAGTAAGAAACCCCCAGCAGGGTTCCATTAAACTAATCGAGTGTTATGCTCCTGGGCTACCGAAGACGCAACGTGGATCCGAGAATCCAAAGCTGTATCTTTCTCTAGCTTTGTACCTAACATTACCCGTATCGAAATCCGCTTCCATTGAAGTTCTGATTGGTGAACGATTAAACATTTTAAATCCGTTCGGTGCATCAGTTTTAATGAAAAAAGCATCAGTGTCAGTCAGATAGTGATTAACTGTATATCCCTCAGGGATCATACCCATGTTTCTCATGGCGTTAATGTCATTATCAGACGTGGCAACTCTGCCTGGAGTTTCCAATATTCTATCAGCTACGAATTGTAGTTCTTTAGGAATGATTAATTTCGTTCCTTGAAGAGCTACTTTCAAACCACGTTCGTCAGTGAAAGCTGCAATATCAATTAATGCTTGTTCAAGTGAAGTTTCACTTAGGTCAGCAGATGTTGAAAGTTCATTGCTCAAATTAGGACCGCCCACAGTTGGGTGATCTGTTGCGCAAAGTTCTTTTCCATCGCCGCCAGCGAAGCTTGAATTGAATGCATTATTTAATACAGCTGCTGCCTTGACTTGCTTAGTGTTTGACATACTTCTTGCAAGCGCACGAGTGTACCTGGCCGACAATCTGTCGTATAGGTTATCCTCTACCGCTTCTTCTGTGATGCTAAACGCTAAAGCTATGGTTTCGTGGGTATAACGTGACGTGAAAGCCTCTTGGGCTGAATCAAACGCTACGCCTGCTCCTTCTGATTTAACGGGTGCTTGGTCAAAGCCTGTTAACATTACTTCTTCTTCAAAAGCACGATCAGAGTTTTCAACGTCAAAAATTTCTTCATGTTCGTTTTCATATCTATCATACTCAAGACCAAATAATGCATTTAGACCTGGAAGTAACTCTTTGACTAATTGTCCTCTGGAAATTGCCATCTAAATTACTCCTTATGTTCCTGCAACAGGACCTCTATAAGCATGTTCATTAATGAGAACAACTAAGTTCGCATTATTGCTTGAAAGGTCTCCGTTTTTATCATCTTGAACTACGCCCACAACTTTAAGCTGAAGTGCTGCTGTTGTTGCTAGTGTACTAGAGTCGAGCTCGCGAGTAGCTACGCCAGTTGTTGTACTGCCACCAATACCATCAGTATCTGCATTTCTGCCGATAGCTGCAATAGTTGAAGCACCATCCGCCTGAACAACAAACAATTGATTCGGATCGTCATAGATATAAGCCTCTATGTCTCCGCTACCAAGTGCCGTTGTAGATGCTGGATAGTAATTCTTAAAGGTAGGAGTTCCGTCAGTAGCTGTATAAAAAACATGCGATAACACACCTACGTTATTAGCAGAACCAGCTGCTGATCTTTCGATGTATCCTCCATTAAATATAGTTAAGTCACCTTGAAAGATGCTTGTACCATATCCTGATGGATTGATGTTATATTTATTAGCTTCTTGAACGGCTGAACCGACATTGAGACCTTTATAAGGTTTTAACCCAAAGGCTTTATCTACATTTGCCATATTCTTTCTCTAATTTACAAGAATTATTATAAAGAACTCTTAGTTGTTTGACGAACCTTGAGTTCCACCAATTGTTACGCGCGACTGTCTGTCTGGTCTATTAATAGACATGCTGGGGTGCGTACCATCTTTCATCATATCGTTATCTACAGCATCCATCTGGCTTTGCGTTTTACTCGCAAAGTGGTCAGCTCTTTCCTGTACAGTTTCGATAGGCATTCTACATAGTATTAACCCACCAACACCAATCACTCCTTCAAACTTACCTTCATCAATTGTTGGAGATTCGAAGTCAGGATATTCGTCTGATCTAACAGGCTCCCATCCTTCTCTCATTTTGGCCACGACGTTCTTACGATCGTCTTGTCCTCTGATTTCTAATCTCACCCAACGGTGAATGTAACCCTCAGGGGGTGTAGGTGCGTCTAAGGCAGACGGGGGAGCCCATGGTCTTCGCGCTACTTGAGTTTCGCGAGTTTGGGCTTCGCGTGGTTGACGATTTTCGTCAGTCTTTTTATTATTGTCAGTCATTTACGTTGCTCCACGTTATTCAACATATTTTGCGTACTCTTCTAAAGGCACACCCAATTTATTTGCTATTGCAACCTGTGAGGGTGTGAGTCTCACAGTTTTGCGCCCTGGCTTTGCACTTCGCTTTGCGGGTGCTACCGTCTGAGCGGGTTGGCTCGTCTGAGTTTCATCATTAAATTTATGAGGGAACTCGTTTCGAATCCTATTATTAATCTCATCATAGTATTCATTGCTTGCGGGGTCAAACCCTTCTGACAACAAATCTTCATGAAAAGCAAACGAGGTCATAGTCATAGCTTTGTCGTTTCCGAACCAAGGATTCTCTTCTGCCCATGCTTGAGCTTTAGGATCTGGTTCAGAATACTCTTGAGGCTGTGGCTGTGGCTCTCTCGGAATATCCTGTGTTACCTGTTG